GGGCAAAGTAGAAGTCAGTTAAAAAAACCGCCGAATCCCTAAAGGTTCATTGCCTGCATAAAACAACATAGAAGCTGGTTCACTATTCAAAAAAACGCCGAAACTCTCAAGGTAGCTGTTCTGCAATAGACAACTACTAACTACCTAGTAGATATTAAAAAAACGCCGATACCCTAAAGGCCACTCGTCTGTCCTAATCAACACATAGCTTCTACCCTTAAAGGCCCTACTTCAAGGTTTCCTTTCTTTTAGAAAACCCTTTCTTTCTTTTTTTTTTAACGAAAACAAAGACGAACTTGGACTGGAAAACCAAAACCGCAGTAACGCAAACTACGGCTAGTTTAAGCCATCAATATGGCAGAGTCAAACTAAAACCTAGCTTAAGTTCTAGAGCAGAAGGGGTGTACCCCCCGGGAAAAACGGCCCCACATATATATAAAGTATAAATGGGGGATATCGTACTCTCTCACAAATATCTAGGGATTGAGAAAGGGCTGGGGTAAGGGAATAACTAGTACCGTATGACAATAACGTTTGACATTATTAAAACGTATGACATATAATGAAGACATGAAAAGAGTAACAACAAGAGAGTTTGTGCGGAATTTTGGCTCGCTTAAGGGAGAAACGTTTATAGTGATGGATAGAACGAAGCCGATTGGGACATACACTCCGTATGACAAAAAAGCTGAACGTATGACAAAGTCTGAGGAATGTATGACAAAGCGTATGACAAACGTGACTACGCCTGTACAGATTGAGGATAAACCGGTGGTTCAAAATAGTGTGGTTGATCAGTTGAGAGCGCAGGTTAGTGAGATTGAGAATAGGGGAAAGATTCAGCAGGTTGATTCGCCGGCGCCGATCCCGGAGATATGGCATAAGGAGGAATTGGAGGAGGAGGAGAAGTTTGTTGTATGTGAGGTATGTAGGGATGGGAGAGCTGAGAAAACGTTTTACGATGCGGGAGGAGCTGGAGAAGTTGAGATCTGTCGGCAATGTGCTAGGATGAAGTACGCTGGTAGTATGAGGACGTTTGATGGATATTGGAAGAAGTTACAAGATATTAACTTATATTAAATATGGCTAAGAAAAGAAATTTAAAGATGCAGACATTCCCGAAAGCTGGGAAAAGGGGGAAGTACAAGATGAGTGTAGGTCAGGGGAGAAGTCCAGAAGCTGTAGAGGCGATGATAAAGGAGTATAGGGAGACAGGAAAAATTGATGAGAAAAAATGGGCAAGAAGATAACTAAAAAGGAGCGAGATAAAGCGGACAGGTTCTTCCGTAGTTTAGAGGTGGGAGATAAGAAAGCTTTAGAGGATTGGAAAATATCGCGAGAGAACAGGGATTTCATATTGGCTTTAGAAACTCATGACGGAGATCCGTATGCGGCGTTTAAGAGTTTGAACGTAAAGTATCGTAAATGGCCTAAGGAGAAATGTCAGAGTCGCGTAGTGGAGATCTTGCGGAGGACGGAGGTTCGGGGAGCTATTGAGGACGCGTTAAGGAGTTATAAGGTTTTTCCTAGTAGGATTATAGGGATGATAGAGCGGATAGCGAGTACGGCTGATCGGGATACGGACAGATTAAAGGCGTTAGAGATGTTAGGTAAATGGTGTAGGATATTTAACGAGGATAGTAAAGTTGTGAACGTACATAATAATTTAAACATATCTGAAGATGCAGCAGTCAGACTCTTGGAACGAAGACACAAGTTCGAAATTGGACAAGGAGGAAAGTTCCTCGGGGTTAACGTCGCGGGAGATACAGGCGATGTTGTGGATGGGGAAACGGAACTTGATTGATTATTGTGTTTTAACTCAAAAGAATTATAAAAGTAATTGGCATCACGAACTGATCGCTAGAAAGCTACAGGATGTCGCTATGGGCAAGTGCAGGCGTTTAATGATCTTCTTACCGCCTCGACATGGAAAAAGCGAATTAGCGAGTATTAAATTTCCTGCGTGGTTTTTAGGGAGATATCCAGAAAAGAGTATTATTAGTTGTTCATATTCAGCTGATTTAGCGGAAGACTTTGGTAGATATACTAGATCGCAGGTCGATACGGAAGTACATAGAAAGATATTCCCAGGATGCCAGCTTTTAACTGGAAGTAAATCTGCGACTAGATGGAAGGTTTCTACTAGAGGAGGTTATAGAGGAACTGGTGTGGGTGGTTCAATTACTGGGGCTGGTGCGGACGTTCTGATTATTGATGATCCGATTAAGAATAGAGAAGAAGCTGAGTCAGAAACTATTAGGAGAAAAGTTTGGGATTGGTATACCTCAACAGCTTATACGCGTTTAGAAAAAAACGGATGCGTGATATTGATAATGACCAAATGGCATGACGATGATTTAGGTGGAAGACTTCTAGATCTTGAAGGGGAAAAGGGATATCACTTGAACACAAAGGCTAACCGCTGGGAAAAAACAACTACTACTTATCCGTTAGGTTGTAAAGTTGGTAAGTGGGATGTGCTGCGTTTTCCTGCTATCGCAACTGAACCTGAGGAGTTCAGGAAAAAAGGAGAAGCTCTTTGGCCACAAAAGTATCCCTTAAAAGAATTGTTATCCATAAAGGAATCTATTGGGATACGAGACTGGGGATCGCTCTATCAACAAGATCCAGTTACCGAAGAAGGAAGAGAGTTCAAGGAAGAATGGCTTAAGTACTGGGATACTTTACCTGAAAAACTTACCTATGTAACTACTGTCGATCTGGCGATCTCGAAGAAAGACTATGCCGATGATTCGGTTGTTCTTACCGCCGCTATGGATAGGAACGATAGGATATATGTGATCGAATATAAAAACTGGAAAGCTGATCCGTCAGAAGTTATTGCTGAAATATATAGACAACAAGGACTTTATGATTCTCGTGTGGCAATTGAAGCTGTAGGGTACCAGTCCGCGTTAGCTCACTATTTAAAGATTGAAGGAAAGCGTAGAGGAAAATACCTGCATGTTTCACAAATCCATACTAGATCTAATAAAGAAACAAAGATCCGTGGACTTATTCCTTTATACGCTAATGGGCTTATCTTCCATCCACGGAATAGAGCAGAAGTTCTCGAAGACCAACTTAAAAGATTCCCGTCAGGTAAACATGACGATACGGTGGACGCGTTAGCGATGTCTCTTCCCTATCTGAAACGCCCTTTGCAAAAATTTTTAAATCCACTTAAACATATGAAAATGCGTTACACTAAAGACGGAAGACCGTACTTCAAGAAGTAATTGCGTTTTTGTTGGTTATTTGCTATAATTAAAAGCAGAGCTATGAGTATCAAAAAAATCCACGAGCGAGCAAATCGTAAAAGAGGGCGTTATGATCACATTGCCTGGGAAGGAATTTGCAAAAAGTGTGGAATTAAAAAGTTTCTCTTTGGTGGCGATATCCGCAGAGATTACAAGGACGGATATAAAGACATGAGAGATGAGGAAGTTAGGTGTATAAGCCACGAATGTGGTGGAAAGATTAAGATCAAAAACAAACTACCGCCTTTACGGGCACTTCATTTAATAGATATCAGTAAAAGATAATTATGGCAAAACTAAACTCCGAAGAACGTAAGAGAGCCTTGGACTGGATTGTTCAAGTTAATAAGGATTTCGACAATCTTAACACGAGGTTAAGAAACAAATGGCTGGATTGGTACAGAATGTATCGTGTATTCACGAACCAAGAAAGACTACCCGGTCAGTCAAATATTTTCATTCCGAAGATTTTTGAAATCATTGAGAAGAAAGTACCACCAGTAATAGCTAAAGATCCTAAGTTTATCGTTACGCCCAGGACTAACGAGGCAACGGCTTATGTAGGGGCTATTCGTGATACGCTGAACTTTTGGTGGGACGAAGATGAGATGCAAGAAAAATTAGAAACCTGGGTTAAAGACGCGTTTATATACGGGGTTGGTTTCTTGAAAGTGGACTGGTATCAGGAAACAAAGATCCAAACATCCGTTGAAGTCGAGATTGATGATGACGGGAATGTAGTAGAGAAGGAATATGAAGAGGAAGTTATTTCGTTTGAACGACCAACTGCAGATTTAGTTTCTATATTTGATATTAAGGTTGACCCAAGAGTTGCAGATTTTCAAGAAGGTGTGGGAGTTTTACAGACAATCGGAAACATGAGGTTCGGAGATTTGTTAAGATTAGACCCAGAGCAATACGATTTATCGCAGATTAAAGGGCTGAATCCAGAAGAGCTTCAAGACTCAGGGTTTACCAACACGCAAGAACAAGACCAGGAATGGGACAAGGGAATAAGTAATGTAAGTGAAAAGATTGACAAAAACAAGATTACATTGCAGGAGTATTGGGGACGATTTTCTAAAAGCGGGAAGGCTAAGGACGAAAGAGAATATGTGCTTACGGCCGTGGTCGTTGGCGGTGATCCACGTTACATTATAAGGTGTGAAGTAAATGAACTTGGATTTAGGCCTTTTGTAAAAATGGACGATAGAAAAATCAGAGGAGAATTTTATTCTGTAGGAGAAGTTGAACCGTTAGAAGGTTTGCAAGTTGAGTACAATAATTTAAGAAACGCAAGAATTGATTTCAATAATGCTGTTAATTTCCCTGAATGGATCTACAACATAAACGCAGGGATTAATCCTGCTAATTTAGTTCATAGGCCAAACAATATTATACCGGTTGACTTGCCTTTAGGTTCAGATATTAGAGGAGTTATTAGGCCGGTAGAAAAGCCGATACAACCAATGAGCGGATACAATGAGGAAGCGCAACTCAATAGGGATTTCCAAACTGTATCACAGACTGTTGACTTTACTGATCGTGGTGGGTCGGCAGGATTTACAAATACTGCTCGTGGTATTCTAGCTAGAGACGCACAGGTTAATACACAAGTTAATAATATTGTTAAACATTTGGAGACTTCGATAGCAGAGCTTGGGGAAATGTGGCTTGCCTTAGCGGAAAGTTTCGCAGAAGAGTCAGAAGCTATGACGGTTAGAAGACCTAGAACTGAGCTGGATTTTGAAAAAGACAGGATTTCTTTAGAAGAAGCTCCTGAGAAATTTACAAAAATAGATTTAGAAGTTTTGGGAGACGCGTTGCATAACTATAAAGTAAAGATTGAATCAGGTTCAACTACGGCATATGACTCTAGAGGTAAAGCTCAAGACGCAATCAATATTGCCAACACCGCAGTTCAGTACGCAGCTGTTGGTGTACCGGTTAATTTAACAAAGATATTTAAGGATATATTAAGAGATTCATTCCAAAAAACTAATCCAGAATCTTATTTGGTAGAAACTCCGCAACAGGCAGGGCTAGAAAACATATTAGCGGAACAGATGGTAGGTGGCGGGATTCCGGAAGCAGGAAACGCTTTAAGGACGCAAGGAGCGCCTGTAACAAACAAGGCTCCGCTACAGCCGTCACAGCCTAGCAATTACTAACGTATATATATGAATATCACTCAATGGAAAGAAAGGATGCGAGTAGCAAAAGAGAGAAGGGTTATTGATAATATGCAGGAAAAGCTGGCTTTGGAGATGAACGATAAGGCGAAAAAAATAAGAGCCTTGTCTAGAACTCCGGGATGGAAACACCTAAACGAATACTTCGAGCATAAAGAAAAGCTCTTGAGGGATAAGTTAGAATTGTGTAGAAAGGAAGAGCTAATAGAAGTTCAATGTGAACTTAAGGCAGAGAAAGGTTTAAGGCGTTTTATTGAAAATGCAGTTAAGTGTGTTGACAACTAGTAGTGGCGTGAAACCTGTTTTAAACTCCTAGATAGGTTTCAATCTATTACTTAATCAAACACACATGTCAGAAGAAGAAAACTTGGAGTCAAACGACCAACCCGTAAAGGAGTCAGACCAACCAGAAGTAGATTCTAACGACGAGGAAGAAAACCTCGACGAAGATCAACCTCAAGCAGAGGAATCAGACGAAGAGGAAAGTATCCCGCAGGAAGAGTTAAAGGCGGGATATATGCGTCAGTCAGACTACACTAAGAAGACGCAAGAGCTTGCAGAAATGCGTAAAGAAATTGAAGCTCTTAAAAAACAAACGACAGTTAAGCCAAAAGCAAAGCTTTCCCCTGAATACGAAAAAGCCAGACAAACTATGAGGAGTCTTGGATTTCTTAGTAAGGAAGACATGGCAGAAGAATTCAGGCGTATGGGCGCAAAGAAGGAAATGGCTAGTGATGCAAAACGGCTTAGTGTTTCAGAAGATATTATTGGAGCTGCTCGTCACTTACAAGCCAGTAAGGGGATGAAAGGTGAAACGATAAGTATTGACGACGCTGTCAACATTTTAGCTCAAGGGGCGCGAACCAAGAAAGTTGTAAAACGAAAATCGGTTGGTGCTAAAGGGGGTGTTGCTTCCGCTCCTAAGAATGCAAGTAATCAGATTGAACTATCTGAGTTTAGAAAGCTTGATCCTACTTCGGATAAGTATTCGAAGGTGATAAAGGATTGGAGGGCCGGAAAACTCAAAATCATTAACAACTAATTATTATGAAGAATTACACATTCCCGAGTTCAGGAGACATAAGTGCTGCAGATGGAACAACTCAGCTTGCATATGTCGCTCCTTACGCAGGTAGACTGCACCTCGAAGAGTCTACAATTATGTGGACAGAAGCAACAGGAACGCAAACAGCAACTCAGGGGGTTTTATCAATTGAGGTTGCTGGGACAGAATATGCTACTCTAACAGCAGGGCAATCATTTGCTGTTGGTACTGCGCAAGTTTATACCGTGGTTGACCATGCTGAGACAGAAGCTGGAAACCCTGTAGTTGACTTTGATGCAGGAGACAGTATTGAGCTTATAGTAAAAACACAAGCCGTAGGTGGTACAATTATTGGTGACTGTACAACTTTTTTAGCGATTACATTTGCCGTATAATTATTAACTAACATTAAATTAAACTATGCCTAATATAACAAACACTACTGCAGACGTTTTCTTGGCAGAAGTCTTCAGTAAAGAAGTGATAAGAGAAACAAACCCAAAACTAGTTTTAGCTAAACTTGTTAAAAGATTTGACGACGAAGCTAGAATGGGGAATGACTCTATCAGCGTGCCATCAATTACAAACTTTGTCGCAAACGATAAGGTTTCTAACATCCCAGTTTCATTCCAAGCGAATACAGAAACTGATATTGTAATCTCAATCGACCAACACAAAGAAACATCTTTCTTATTGGAAGATATTACTGAGCTACAATCTAAACAAGATTTAATGGCTCACTACACAGACGCAGCATCTACTGCTATTGCAAGAGCAATTGATACTTCACTTGCAGCATTAGCTTTAGGTTTCTCAACAGCGACTGGTGCTTACAATACAGCTATTACTACTGACGTAGTTCTAAACTCAATTGAGTCTTTAGACCTTGCTGATTGTCCTGAAGACGACAGATCATTTGTTTTCAGATCAGACGTTAAAAGAGATCTATTAGATCTTGCAGCTTACACATCTAGCGATTTTGTAGGAGGAAAACCAACTGAATCTGGAAATATCGGTAGACTTTATGGTGTAGACACATTCATGTCTAACAACTTAATCTTTACTGGTGGTACTAACAGAAACAACATGTTATTCCACAAAGATGCATTAGCATTAGCTATGGCTCAACAACCAAGAGCGCAAGCTGAATATTCTGTTTCTCAACTTGGACACGAACTAGTTGTAGATACAGTTTACGGAGTAAGAGAACTAAGAGATGACTTCGGAGTTTTAGTAAGAACTTAATAGTCTTTTCATATGGTGGGGATGTTCGAGTCCCTACCTATGAGAATATTATTTAACAAAATGTTATGAAAAAATTAGACACATCTACTGCTTGGGTTCAAAACTCAAAAGGAATGGTTTCAGCTGCACCACAATATTTAGCTGACTATTTCGTAGGAACTAGACCTGGTTGGAGGTATGCTTCACCAGAAGAGGTTTCTGCTGTCAAGCAATATCCTGCAGATATGGAGCTAACAGAGCTGGGAGTGAAAAGAAGAAAAAGAGCAGCTGAAGTTGCAGCTATTAAGGTTGAAAAAAAGGCAGAAGAAAAAGCAAAGCTAGACGCAGTAGAGGAGGAAACAAAAGGTCTCTCGTACAAAGAGTTGCAAGCTATAGCTAAAGAGAAAGGTGTTCCTAACTATTGGTCAAAGAAAAGCGAAACTTTAAAAGAAGAGCTAGGTATGCTATAATAAGGACAATTAGTTGGCGTGGATGGAAAGCTCGTCAAGTATTAAATAATTAAAAATTAACCAAAAAAACTATGGCATTACCTTCTTCGAGACAACAAAGGGAGTACGATAAGTTTGTTGAACGTCTAGATGGCCAAACGGCAGTAGCGACTGATTCAGAGTCTTCACAGGCTTCTGAGACTTTGGCTGACGTAACAAATTCTCCAAACGGAACCTACGCATATTACCTTGATATGGCAGGTGCAAAATATATAGGAGTACAGTTTGAGAAAACTGGAGGTGCTGATTCAGCAACTCTTACGCTGGAAGCAACAATACAGGATGACGGAACATTGGCTCCAGCGATTACAAGCTGGCAAGACGTAACGTCAGCTCTTACAGGTGCGGCTAATTTTACTAGTGATGCTATGCTTTTAATGGATACTCCTGTAGCTATTAAATTCTTAAAAGTTCAAGTGATTACGGCTGGGGGAAACAACGACGCAGATTACGCAATATATAGCAAGATCGCTTCTTAGGACTTGTTTAATAATATTTAACCTACAATAATATGACAGTAACTTTATCGTCAAAAGTTGGATTAATAACGTCGCCTTTACAATCCGACATAGACTTAAACAACAAACAAATATATCAAACAGAGTTTGGTAATGGAAATTCTGGTGCAGCAATCACAATAGATT